TCAGCGTCAGTTGCAGCCTGTGTGCTAATTGCGATTAAAAGCGGCGATGCGTGCGCGCCCTGAGCGGTTTCAATCGCCTCAATGAAACTATCTTGCGGCCCTCGAACCTGACCGACCTCGTCCAAAATCGCCAAAACCGGCGACAAACCATGCGCTGTCCCGGCCTCAGCCGAGATTGCCTTGTACTCAACATTCATTACCAAGCCGATCAGCATCTTGCTGCTTGGCACAACTCTGACAATCTCTGATAATTGCGGCGATAACCTCACCATTTTTTCTGCTAATTTAAACACAAGCGCCGCTTGATCGCGTGATCTTGCGCCGCTCACAATCTGGCTGTTTTGTTTTGCTTCTGGTCCAACGATATGCGCCAACAAAATCGCCGCGATTAACGCAGATTTGCCATTTTTTCGCGCCACTGACAGATATGCGCGACTTGTTCCTGCCGGGTTGTCATAAACGTCCAGAATAAACTTTTTCTGAAACGGCAAAAGTTTCATTGGCTGGCCGACATACTGACCCTCTGGGATCAAACAAAAGGCTTCAATGAATGCGACAACCTTTTTGCCTCTGCTCAAAGTTAGATTACGTCGGGCCTGATAACGACCCTAAACGGCTCATTATTTGGAAATGTTTCTTTTTTTCCGTTAAGGTGAACAACTTCAAATTCTCCTAAAAACACACCCGCAACGTTTGTGTCGTTTGGGGACCAATCATATAAAACAGCTCCGTTAAGCGTGTCAGTGATTGTTGTTGTTCCGTTCACTTTTGTTGAATTTTCTGTTCCCATCTTAAAAGTAACCGTTGTATTCGCTAAATTAATCACTTGGTTATTTGCGTCTTTGAGAATTGCAGTTAAAGTCGGAAGCGTGTCGTGCTGCTTTATGATAAATTCTGATGACATGTTTTACCCTAACGCACTAATTTTAGTCGAAATTTTCGCATGATTCACTTTTCGATCCACATAAGCAAAATTGCAATTTGAAGGTGATAAAACCGCAAAACTTGGTGCGGATGCTTGCATAGGAGTGATGCTTGGCACTACTGCAAAAATTTGCTTGCTAATTCTACCTTGTAGAATATGAAGACTATTACCTTTCAGACCAATTTTGGAACTAGCACTAACAGAAATATTTGTATTAAGTGTCAAAACGGTTTCGACACCAACTAAAATTTCTTTTGCCGAGCCTGTAGCAGTCACAGCCGATATACTTGCCGATAAGTCAAGCCCCGCGACAATTGGTTTGCTAAAGCTTTCTGTTGTTACCTCACCAATTTCTGCAGTTATTTCAAAATTATCTGCAATAATTTCAACTACGTTTGGCTGCAAATTGCCTAATCCAAACGTCATATTCGGCAAATTAACAGCTAATGTATTAAAAGAGCGAGTGTCTACAGATCCAACGGACGTTGTAGATGCAAGCCCATTTACCGGCGTGCTGATTGCAATTGGAGACGATAACGCTCCGAGTGAGACGGTTGATTTAAAATCCTGTTGAAGCGGCCCAGTGTCAATTGCGCTTGGTAAATAGGGATATAGTGTGCTGTCTGCAGGCTGATTTGCTTTAGCGACCAATTGAATACGATACGGATTTAGAAACCATTGCGGATTGGGCAGTCTAACTTGACCTATCGACACGCCATCAATCGGTTGTTTTACGTTTACGGTCAAATTGCCAATCGCTGCCGCAATGGGCTGCGCAGGCAATTCAAATTGAACAATTGGCTCAATTGTTCCGACAGCCAAAGTTGTGCCGAATGTATGCTCCTGAGAAACAGGCAATCCGTTCGGAAAATGGGACGCAGTAATTTGAGGCTGCAGTTGTTTCCCGTACACTACATAAGCAGCTCCAGACGTTATGCTCGATTTATTCGTTCCAAAGGTGCCAATTCTGACAGGCCCAATTTGAAAACCTTTGTTAGTTGCATTTAATCCGAAAAGTTCGTGTGATTTAGTTATCCCCGGAAAATCTATTTGACCGCAAGATCCAATCATTAAGCTGTCAGAAAAATAAGTGTCGCTGTTTGTAGTGTCGTATGTGTTCAGCGTCCTGACTTGCCCGACAACCGCCCCCAAAAACTGATTGTCGCCTGTGGCCTGACCTGTCGAGGGGTCAATGTCAAACAATGTTGAATCGGCTGGCGGAAAACTAATCGTGCCAAGTGGGGGATTTGATAACGACGTTATCGTTGCTGCGCCGTTGGTAATCGTCTCAGGTAGATGCGATATTTCGACCGGCAAAGGTTTCGGTATAGAGTCGTAGCCGAGAGAACTGTCGTACGTTGCGGAGAATGTATAATCGCCGTTTGAAACCGGCGCAAAAGCGTGACGTGATACAATTGCTTCACTTGATAAAGTCGAAACAATCTTTGTTTGCAGCGATAGCGCGCGGCTACCAGCGACGCTTTCATCCCAAACTGGAGGACTTTTTCGGCCATCTGCGTTATTGTTAAGGTCTTGCGCACGCATCCCTAAAATAAAGGCATTTGTCCAGAAATAATCGTCGTTTTCCAACGGAAGATGGATCGGGATTGAGTTTACGTTTAGTTTGAATCGAAATGTTGTGCCAGACTTCCGGATTGGCTGGTCAGTAATTTTTGAGCTGACACTTAAATTGATTGTTCCAACGCTTGCCGTAGCCTCCAATCCGGTCACGCTTGCCGAAATAGTTTCTCGGGTAAACCCGGTTGTTGCTAGAGCATTTGACGAAAGTGGGGCAAAGGCTAACATTTAACCTAACAAACTTTCTGTGGGCGGCGTGAAATTTGAGGTGTACCTTGCAAGCCCTTTTGTGATTCGAAAATCTTGGAAATATCCAGCGGCCGGCAAACTTTCATTTAAAATGCCAAGCCGCACATCGCTTGTGCCGGTGCCAACAATGTTTGAGCTTGTGTCACTGTCTTTCGTGTCACCATTGACAAAAATTTTATACACACTCCCGCTTCGTACAACCGCAAAATGTTGCCATTGGTTTGAAACAATTGTATGCACATTTTGCGCATGCCAGAAATATGACGTCGCGTTGTTTTCATCAAGCGCGAGACTTAAACCCCCATTTGATTCAAGATAAAACCGAAAACCATTTCCGGAGGTCAAAAGGTATTGGATGGCTCCAGTGGACGCATTCGTGGGATAAAACCAAAATTCTATTGTCCAATCTCTTGAATAATTGCTGATCCAACTTTGCGAATTATCAAATTGCAAATAGTCTCCAACCCCGTCCAAATAAATTGATTTACTGTTGGAAAATTTTATTTGTGTAGTGCTTGGGGCGGCGTTTCCAAATAATCTTATATTCGAACTTTGACTTAGATCCAAAACGGAAAAATTTGGATCAAGTAGAAAGCTCGTGTTTGAATCTGATACCAATGGAGTTGTTGGAGGATCAAAATCAGTAGTATATCTGACAGATCCTTTTGAAATTCTAAAATCTGCAATATGGCCTGTCATTGGAAAATGTAAAGCGCCGCTTGCGAAACGCGATCCAACCTGCAAAGTGCTTTCCGTGAATGTCCAAGCACTCGATTTCGTACCAGTAGCAGAGTCTAAATATCCGTTAACGTAAATTCTAACTGTATTATCACTGTCACTGAATGTCACTGCAATGTGGTTCCACGTTTTCGGAGTGGAAATTTTCTGGACACTGTCAACTACAATTCCAACGCCGCTGTCTACAACTCGTACAATGAGATCTCCGCCTGTCGCAAACATGTGCGCAGCAAGACTACCGTTGTCTCTCCCAACACAAAACAACCCCTGATTTGTTGAAAAATTATCAAACCAAAACCATCCTTCAATTGTCCAAGAGTCAGTTGATAGATCGACAAAATTTGAAACTTCGACGCAATCGCCTGATCCGTCAAAAAACGCAGAGCCACTATGCAGCGCTTGTGCATAAGCAGGATTATCAAACAGAGAAATCGGAACCTTAGCGGGTAGCAAAACGTTTGATCCGTTATCAAATGTAAGTGCGTCAATTCTGTGATTATTAATTGATTTGTCTCTGATAATTGCATCGTCGCCAACTAATAAAAATGTATTTGTTACTGCAGTCAGAGCAGTTTCAGGTGGGGAAAACGCTGAATCATAAATTGACGAACCTATGACAACTCGAAACTGATTGATTTCGCCTGTAAAGTTAGTTTGACCCAAACCGTCAACGCGATCCCGTTTTCCAAGCCGAATTTTATCAAAATAAAAAGTTGTAGTATTGCCTGCGATAGTCGTAATTAGCACGCCGTCCACAAACCATCTTAGATTGTTTAAAGCGTCCCTTGTGACGGCTAGGTGATGAAATTCACCGTCGTTAATAATTTCAGCAGCACTACTTGCCTGATAAATAAAATTATCACTGTGCAAACTAACCGTCCCAGCGATTGATCCGGTCGATGCGCCGTCTTCAACTATCATCTGTAGATTGTTTGCTGAATTTCCGCCGACGCCTTTAGACGCAAAAATTCGTGTTCGAATTGACCCGGCCTGCGGACTTGTGACAGTAAATTTTACCCATGTTTCAACGCAAAACTCACCAGCGGCGTTATTATTTGAATTGTCAAACAGTACATTATTGTCAGTTGACGCTACGTCAGTAAATCTTAAAGAATAACCGCTGTGCCGATATGGACTAAACGACGAAGCTATTGAGTCTCCAATAGACGTGACCGAGTGACTTAAATTGCTAGAATCACTGAATGATTGATTTGTGCCGCTGCCCGATGCTTTTGCTAAAAATGTTGTGTAGCGCGAATTTAAAACAAGAAAAGCAAGTGAAAAATCACTAATCGTACTAACTATCCCGTTCACTCCATCTGTAACGCTAAACGTAAGAGTGAAAGAGGTTGGATTACTGGCGTGCGGTGTAATTGTAAACACGTTATTATTTTGCGTAATCGTTGTGCCGTTTAAATTCCCGGTTGTGACAGACGAAGAAAAAGAAAGAGTTTTTCCTTCAGGATCAGTCGAAATTGCGGTTATTATTGTTGGAGTCCCGTCAGATTCTAACGTGTATGCAGCGTTCACGCCAGTAATTTGACTTGGACTTTCGTTGACCATTGCAATTTTGAACCAGCCCGTGCCATTATACATATAGATATTATTATTAGCGGCGACTAAACAAAGCGCGCCTGTTGCGGGACTATTTATCGCCTGCATATCTGCCAGAGTTTGCACAGGCGTAGCCGATCCGGGCGGCGTTTGTGGTTCCCAAGAATTTGCAGTTGAATTATACGCTAGGATGTGACCGCCAGAGGGCGAAACACTAGACACGTTTGACAAGTCTCCAAGATACTGCGTGACGTCCTCAGCAAGCATTGTGAAAAAACAAACTGCAGATGCACCCGCGTTGATTGCAGTGCTATTTGAGCTTGAAGATCCTAACACTGTGCGAGTCATTGTGTATACGCCGCCCGTCAACGACATGACACAAGTACCAAATTCATATTCAGTGTTCTGTTCTATTGCATAGCGCAGCTGATCGCCGCCGCCGACCCCTTGATCAGCAAGTCCTTCAAACCCGCCGGGCGCAGCTGACCCAAGTATTAGTGGTCCTGTGCCGCCGCTAACAACTAAGACTTTGCAACGATTTATAAATTTTAGCATATTAACGCTCCGATCAAGCGATCCTTAATATGCTTGTACTAATTCCCGGGGCAGGAAACTGGATAACAAAATTTCCGTTGGTGCTGCTAACGACTCCTCCAAATGCAAAAATTGCGATAACGTCTTTGGCTGGGTCGCCAGCATTGGGATTATACAGAACACAGCCCTCTGATTGGACAGTTATATTTGCAAAAGTTGCATCTTGAAAATCGATTTCTGCAGTTACGCCATCGCTTCCTAATTTTGGATAAGTGGGCGCAATTGTGACGTGAGCGCCGCCGCCAATGCCATGCACATTCCGGCTGTAACCCGGCGCGTCTGCTCCTGTCAAAGTTGCGTCGTATGATGTGTCAGAAACTTCGTCTGTACCAATTGACCCGGATGAAGCAGTAGCGCTCCCATAATTGGTCGAAAGTAAAGTTTGAGTTTTTAACAAAATTACGCGCATTGGTGTATCAAAATCATGATTGCCCTTTAACAGTTGGACTTTAAATTCATCGGACAGACCAGTAACAATTGTGCCGGGCATGTGTGTGCCTCCATTTTTAGGATGGTGGGCGTCATCACGACGCTCAGATTTTAGGTGAAGGGGTGGGTTAGTCGAATTGGTTAAACAGGCGTCTGACAATATAGCTGCGCGCCAAACTGACAGCCGTGAAAATTATGCCAAAATACTCTGCGGTTTTCATTTATCCTCAGTTCATTGGTGTTGCGATTAAGCCTTCAACGCCAATAGTTTTCAGCAAAGATCTGGCGTTGCTTTCAGATTTGGCCGAGGCGTTTATTGTGCGCGGGTCGCTGTGCTGTTGGTTTAAACTCATTGATCTGATCACGGCCATTTGGCGACGCTCCAAAGTATCGACAACATTTAACAGCGGGTTTGTGACAAGCGTGCCACGTTTGTTTTGTATGATCACGCCAGAGCGGTCCAACGTGTCTTGATGCTTGCGAATATCGCTTTCCATTTTTACGATTTTAGTCAGCAAAATCAGGTCCATGTCGCGCCAATCTTCCCTCGCGCGTGCGCGGGTGAACTGCCGCCAAATCACCAACTCATCCTCGCCGCGAAGTTCAACGCCTTCAGGCAGTGGCACATCCTCCATCGCCCCGGCAAAGCCTTGGACTGCAGATGTGGTGCTATTTTTATCTGATCGTTTCTTTTGGCTCATCTAAAACTCTGGAAAATTTCCGTAAACGCATTTTTTGTTATT